CAGCGTCAATCCCTCGTCCGCTCCACGGTTACGACCGAAGCGAATGTCAACGGCAACACCGCCGTCTTCCTCGTCGCCGACTCCGGCTCCGCCTCTGCCGTCACCCGTGGCGTCAACGGTCTGATCCCGGCTCGCGCTGACAACCTGACCCAGAACAGCTGCACCCTGGCCGAATGGCATGACCTGGTCCGCAAGACCGGCTTCAACGTCTACGCTTCCCAGGGCGATGGCCGCCGCATCATGCAAGACACCAGCATGGCTGTGCTCAACCGCAAGGTCGACACCGACATCATCACCGCTCTGGAAACCGGCACGCAAGACACCGGCGCCGCAGCCACGATGAGCCTGTCGCTGGCCATGTACGCCCTCGCCATCCTCGGCAACAACGCGGTCCCGCTCGACGGTAACATCTCCGGCCTCATCACCCCGGGCGCCTACGCCTACCTGATGCAGACCAAGGAGTTCGCGTCGGTCGACTACGTGAACAACAAACCTTTCGAGAACGGCATGACCATGTTCCGCTGGGCTGGTGTGAACTGGATCGTCCACCCGAACCTGACCGGCAAGGGCACCAACGCCGAGAAGCTGATCGTCTACCACAAGTCGGCCATCGGCCACGCTTGCGATGTCGCCAGCATCAACACCGCTGTCGGCTATGACTCCGAGCAGGACTACTCGTACGCCCGCGCTACCGGCTACTTCGGCGCCAAGCTGCTCCAGAACACCGGCGTGGTTATCATCAACCACGATGGCTCCGCGTTCGCCGCGCAGTAATCACTAGACCATAGAAAGGAAATCACCATGGCTTACGATAGCGCAACCCTCTCCCTGGTCTCTCAGGCCCCCTTGACTGGCGCTGGCCAGACCTGGGTCCACTCGTCCACCGATGCTACCGGTGACGTCGACGCTGCTGGCTACTTCAGCGACGCCGGCTCCCGCGGTGTCAAGGTCGGTGACATCATCTACCACCGCAACACCACGACCGCTGCCGCTGTCGTGACCACGGCGCACATCGTCAACACCGTGAGCTCCACCTACCCTGGCGCCGCAAACGTCAGCGTCGGTGTCGTGATCGGCACCGGCGGTACCTCCGGCGACTAAGACTCGCCAGCACGCCCCCGGGCCTCACCGCCCGGGGGTGTTCCCACAACTTGACAAGGACATCACGTGTCGAAAAACCTCCTGCAGAACCGCATCAGGCCCGCTGATTACGATCGACTCGTTTGGAGCGTCACCCCTGAGCCGTCGATCTCGTTCGACGAGATCCTCAAGCCGGAATACTGGACCCACGTTGCGAAGCAGCTGCTGCCCGGCGCGCGCATCGAAGTGGTGCCGGAAGACAAGAGCTACTTCGCGGAGCTGTTCGTCCGCGCCAACACCGACACCTCGGTGAACGTGGCCGTACTGCGGCACATCAAGTTCGACGATACGGCCAAGTCGGCCGACAGCGGCGACCCGTATGAGATCAAGCACCGCGGCGGTGCCGGCTGGAGCGTGATCCGCAAGGCCGACAAGACTGTGGTCTACGAGAAGGGCCAGAGCCGCGTCGAAGCCGAGCGCTTCCTCGAGACTGAGCTGGCGTGACCGTCAGCAAGCTGACCCTCTACAACGGAGCCCTCCTCGAGTGCGGGGAGCGGAAGCTCGCTTCCCTCTCCGAGGACATCGCCGCAAGGCGGTACCTCGACGAGGCCTGGGCCTCCAGCAACGGCGCAGTGAACTACTGCCTCGGGCAGGGCCAGTGGAAGTTCGCTATCCGGTCTCTCGAGATCGCGTCGAGCGTCTCGGTGACCCCCGCGTTCGGGTACCAGAAGGCGTTCGAGCGCCCGAGCGATCACGTCCGAACGGTGAAGCTGTGCAGCGACGAGTACATGAACGTGCCGCTGCTGCAGTATTCGCAAGAGCAGAACTACTTCTTCGCCGACCTCGACCCTATCTACCTGTCGTACGTCAGCAACGACGCCAGCTACGGCGCCGACTACTCCCTGTGGCCGGACGACTTCGCCCGGTACGTGGAGCTGTACCTCGCCACGAAAGTGGCCAAGAAGCTGATCCAGAGCGACGAGGATCGCAAGACCCTGTTTGGTCTGGCCAAGCGCGCACTGGTTGACGCCAGGTCGAGCTCGGCCATGGAGGGCCCGACCACGTTCCCGCCCCCGGGCAGCTGGACTTCAGCTCGCATCGGCCGGAGCTCAGGCCGCAGGGATCGTGGCAGTCGCAGTTCGCTGACGGGGTAGAGCCGTGGAAACGCGGCCCATCCTGCTAGCCTTTAACCGTGGGTTAACGTCGGCCCTCGCCCTAGCACGTGTCGACCTGAAGCGCATGGCGCTGTCGGCAGAGACGTTCATCAACTGGATGCCCCGAGTCCTCGGCGCCATGCGGCTCCGGCCTGGCACCCGGTACCTGCAGAGCACCAAGGACGACGCCGCCTCGGCGGACATCCCGTTCATATTCTCCACAGACGACACGGCGATCGTCGAGCTGACCGACTCCGCGATCCGAGTCGTGATCAACGACGTGGTCGTCACCCGGCCGAGCGTGAGCACAGCGATCACCAACGACACGTTCGACAGTGACGTGACCGGATGGACCGACAGCGACGAAGCCGGCGCCACATCGGCATGGGCCACGGGCGGCTACCTCTCCCTGCTCGGCACCGGCACCAACGCCGCGATCCGTGACCAGCAGGTGACCGTAGCGGGCCCCGACCAGAGCGTCGAGCACGGGCTGGCCATCGAGGTCACGCGGGGCAACGCGGTCCTGCGGCTGGGCTCGAGCCAGGGCGGTGAGCAGTACCTGGCCGCGACCACGCTGCGGCAAGGCCGGCACTCGATCGCCATCACGCCGACAGGCAACTTCTGGATCAGGATCTCGGCAGCCGACACCACAGCGGTGCTGGTCAACGGCATCGAGATCGAAGCGGCCGGCGCCATGACGCTGGTCTCCCCCTGGGCGGCAGCCGACCTGCAGAACGTACGATTCGACCAGTCCGGGGACGTGCTGTTCTGTGCGTGCAAAGAGCATCGCCAGCGTCGCATCGAGAGGCAGTCGACTCGCTCGTGGTCCGTGGTCGAGTACATCCCCGAGGATGGCCCCTTCCGCCCCCAGAACACCGGCAGCATCACCATGGCCGTGGCAGCACTCACCGGCAGCACCACGCTCACAGCCAGCAAGGGCTACTTCACCAGCGCGAACGTGGGCAGCCTGTTCCGACTCGCGTCTCTCGGCCAGACGGTCACCGAAGCCGCGGCGGCCGACAACACGTTCACAGACCCGATTCGCGTGACGGGCATCGACAGCGGCCGCGTGTTCTCGATCGTCATCACCGGCACTTGGGTCGCGACCGTGACCCTGCAGCGCTCGGTTGGGGAGCCTGGTGACTGGACCGACGTGACGACCTACACGACCAACCAGAGCACGACATACGACGACACGCTCGACAACCAGATCATCTACTACCGCCTCGGCATCAAGACCGGCGGCTTCACGTCGGGCACCGCGAACCTGCAGCTCTCGTACGCGGCCGGCTCCATCGAGGGCGTCGGTATCGTGACGGCATACACCAGCAGCACCCAGGTGAGCATCGACGTCCTTACCGACTTCGGCAGCACCTCGGCGACCAGCGACTGGTGGGAGGGCCTCTGGTCTGACCGTCGCGGCTGGCCGTCGGCCGTGGCCCTCTACGACGGGCGCCTATGGTGGGCTGGCCGTGACGCGATCCGCGGGTCTGTCAGCGACGCGTTCGACAGTTTCGACGACAGCGTCGAGGGTGACAGCGGCCCGATCTCGCGCAGTATCGGCTCCGGCCCGGTTGACACGATCAACTGGATTCTGCCTCTGTCCCTGCTCATCGTAGGGACCGAGGGTGCGGAGCTCGTCGCGAAGAGCAGCTCGCTCGACGAGCCCCTGACCCCGACCGCGTTCTCGCTGAAGGCGGCCAGCACTCAGGGGTCACACGACGTCCGCGCAGTGAAGGTCGACGCCAGCGGCATCTACATCCAGCGCAACGGGTCCCGCGTCTACGAGCTCACGCTCGACGGCGGCACGTACAACTACGTCAGCAACGACTTGACCGCCATCGTCCCTGAGATTGGGAACGCTGGATTCCGGCGCATGGCCGTGCAGCGGCAACCCGACACCCGAGTCCACTGCGTGCGCGCCGACGGCACCGTGGCGATCCTGATCTTCGACCGGCTCGAGAAGGTGACCTGCTGGGTCGAGTACGAGACCGACGGCCTGGTCGAGGACGTGGTAGTCCTCCCGGGTACCACCGAAGACCAGGTCTACTACACGGTGCAGCGCACGATCAACGGTAGCACGAAGCGGTACCGTGAGAAGTGGGCACTCGACAACGAGACCACCGGCGCCGCGGCCACCGTGCTGACCGACAGCACCCTCGTCTGGACTGGCGCCTCGAGCACCACGGTAACGGGGCTCTCACACCTCGAGGGCGAGACGGTCAAGGTCTGGGCCAACAGCAAGGACCTCGGCAGCTACACGGTCACCGGTGGGCAGATCACGATCAGCGAAGCGGCTACTACGGCCTACGTCGGACTCGGATACACGGCCGACTTCAAGAGCACCCGGTTCCCCGAGGCGTCAGCTATTCCGCTGGGGCAGAAGCAGAACGTGCACGCCGTGTCTCTGCTGCTCTCAGACACGCACGCCCAAGGCATCAAGTTCGGGCAGGACTTCAACCACCTCGACAGCATGCCGCAGATCGACGACGAGGGCGACCAGGTCGACCAGGACAGCATCTGGGGCACCTACGTGGCCGACTCGCACCCGCTCGACGGGACCTGGTCGAACGACGCCAGGCTCTGCCTGCGCGCGCAGAGCCCGCGCCCCTGTACCGTACTGGCCGCTATCGTCTCGGTGACTGGACATGCCAAGTGAGACCCTATTTCGATCGGCCGATGCTGCCGACGTCGAGGCCTACTACCAGAAGCCGCTACCGTTTTCATTCCGCGGGTACGTGGCTGTCAAGGACGATCAGGTCGTTGGTATTGGCGGCGTGTATTACGATGGCCCGGCTCGGGTTGCGTTCTCGGAGTTCAAGGACGAGATGCGTTCCGATAGACGGGCACTGGTGAAAGGAACTAGAATGCTGATGAAATTCATCGACACGATCAAGGGGCCGGTCTATGCAGTTGCAGATCAGAACGAGCCGACCGCAGCTAACCTCCTCCGCAGACTGGGCTGGGTGCCGACAGGCGTCATCGGCCCGCGCGGAGAGACACTCGTAAGGGGTTAGCCATGGCCGCAGCCCTCGCAACCCCAATCATCGGCGGTCTGACCGCGGGCAACCTACTCACGGTCGGCAGCACAATCATGCAGATCGTGGGGGGCATGAAGCAGGCCGACCAGATCCGCAGCTCCGCAGAGGCCAACGCCAAAAACGCCGCCGCGGCTGCTGCTGCTGAGAAGGAGCAGCTCGACTACCGAGCCGGCCAGGAAGAGGCCGCCGGGCAGCACCAAGCTATCGCCGCGCGCCGCAAGGCCGCTCTGATGCTCTCCCGCGCGCAGGCCGTCTCGGCCGCGGGTGGCGGGGGCGGGCTTGACGAGAGCCTGATGTCGGGCCTGATCGAGGCCGGCGAGAAGGAGGCCGGGTTCGCCAGCTACGGTGCGCGAGAGCGCGCGACGGGGCTCAGGTACCGCGGCAACGTCGGCGCCTACGAGGCCAACGCCAAGGGCCGCCAAGGGATCATCGAAGCGAACGCAGCAGCCGATGCCACGATCATGGGCAGCTTCGCCAAGGCAGGTGTCGGGATGGCCGGGCTGATGCCTGGCGCCCCACCCGGGCTGAACGCCGGCAACTACCAAGTCGGCACGCCGGGGTACTCAGGCAACTACCTGGACTGGGACGCCTGATGCCACGCCTCCCCGCCCCCGAAGACTACGCACTCAGCACACCACGCCCATCGCGCGGAGTGACTGAGGTCTCGCCCGTCCAGGTTCGCCCGGACCTGCTCACCGGTAAGGTGATGCAGGACATCGGCCTGATGATGGAGCAGGAGGCCGAGAAGATCGACAACGCTCTGGCCGCTGACGCGCTCAACAAGCTGCAGGACCAGCAGCTCGACCTAACCTACGGCGAGCAGGGGTTCACCAAGCTGCAGGGCACCCAGGTCACCGACCGACCCGTGATGCAGGAATACTCCGGCAAGATGTCCATGATCACCGAGGGACTGGCCGCACAGATCAGCAACCCCAAGGTCAAGCAGAAGTTCCAGCTCGCGGCTGCGGATGTCAACCGCGGGTTCAAGCAGAAGCTGGTGCTGCACACGACTGGTCAGGTCGAGAAGATCAAAGAGCAGGCCTTCACAGGCAGCCTGGCCACGGCCACGCGCATGGCCGGCGAGGGCGACCTCGACGGCGCGCTCAAACACTTCACCCCGATGCTGGGGGCCGCCATCGCCGAGAAGGGCCTCACCGGTGACGCCGCCGCGGCGTTCGCACGCGAGACGATGGGCGCCGTGTACTCCGCCAACATCTCGAAGCTGATCGACTCGGACAAGACGACCGAAGCGAAGGCCGTGTTCGAAGCGGGCAAGGGCTTGATGACGGAGCAGCAAGTCAAGGCCGGCGAGAAGCTGATCAAGGATCGGTCCGACTACACCGGCGCCGTGGCGCTGTCGCAAGAGGTCGAGCAGCTCGGCCTGACCGGCAAGGCCGCGTTCGACTACATCGTCAAGAAGTCCGGCGACAACAAGAACCTGATGAACACGGCCAAGGGCCTGTTCCAGGAAGGCGAGCGGCTCATCATCGCCGACGCGCAAGAGACCACCGGCGCCATCCTCGCGAACTTCTACCAGGCCGGCGCCACGCACAAAGCGGCCGCCGAGGCCCGCACCGCGATGGCCAAGGCCAAAGTTCCCGACCGGTTCCGCGACAACGTGGAGTCGGCTCTGCTGTCCGGCACCCGGTCCACCGAAGCCAACTACCGCGCCGCCCGTGCGTTCGACCGTGCCGAAGAGCAGCGCGAGAACCTTGCCTGGATAGAAGACCCGGCCAAGGTCGAGATCTTCAACAACCTGATCGGGAACCCCGACGGGCTCGTGCAGTACAGCGAGAACCAGCTGCTCGGGTTCGCGGTGCCCGCACTGGGCAAGCCGGCGGCCATGCAGCTTGTGAAGGAGCGCAAGCGGTTCCTGGCCGAGAACACCAAGGTCACGTTCACGCCGGCCGAGATCAAGGCGGGAATCCCGACGCCGCTGCAGCAGACGAAGACTGAGGCCGAGAAGACGCAGCGCGCACGGCTCGAGCTGCTGATGCACCGCGGGCTGTCCGAGTGGAAAGACAAGCACCCTGGCAGCACGCCTACCGTGGAGCAGAAGGACGAGATCCTGCGCAACGCCGCCGGCGAGTGGCGCCGCATCGACGAGGGGTGGTTTACCCCCAAGATAGCCCCGGGCTACAAGATCGAGCCAGGCGAGAAGGCTGTGCCGACCAAGTTCTACGACGCTGCGAAGAAGAGCGGGCAGTTCAAGACTGACCAAGAGATATTCGAGTATTACCAATTCCAGCAAGCCAAGACCGCACAAAGGAAAGCTAAGTGACCGACTTCAGTCTGGATGGCCTCGAGGAGTTCCGCCAACAACGCCAACCCCGCGAGCCAGTAGCACCAGCAGCTCCGGTCGTGGCGCCAACAGCTACACCTCCTGCTATCGACCTGGGCGACCTCGACGAGTTTCGCGCACGGCAGGGGATGCTGAAGCAGACCTCGATGTTGGACGCGTCGTTCCAGAATCCAGACCAAGAGGGGCAGCGCCGGCAGCTTGCGCGCGACCTCGAGCGCTTGACCGGTACGCCCACGGCTCCGGCCGTGCTCGACATCCCGACAGCGATGCGCGAGCGCCGCTACCTCGAGGCCGACCACGCCACCCGCGCTAGCCCGCGCACCTCGTCGTTCCTGTCGGTGCCGGAGAACGCGAAGGTCGCGCTCGACGACGCGAAGACCATGGCGCAGATCGAGACGCTGGTCGACTCCGTCATCGGCGGAGATCCGCTGCGGTCCGGGGAGATCGCACTCAAGCGCCTTGGCATGTCCTCGGCTACGCTCGGCGCGAAGCTCGGCTTCGATGTTCCGGGTGGTGTCTTCGACATCGCTGGCTCTGCCCTCGATGCCGTGATCAAGCCGTTCGGCATGCCCAGCGAGATTGGCCAGATGGGCCGCGCAGCGCAGCGCCAGGCCCTGGACACCCGAGCCGCGGTCGACTACTTCACACCGGAAGCCCGCAACATCGTCGAGCGCGCAGCGATCTCCGGCGCGCAGTCCGCCGGCGAGAGCCTGCAGCTCCTGCCGCTGGCAACGCTGGGCCCTGCCGGCGCCGGCGGCTACCTGGCCGAAGCGTTCGGCGTGACGCAGGGGTTCGAGGCCTACACCAAGGCCCGCGTCGAGAAAAAGATGGGCGTCATGGACTCGCTGAAGTACGCGATCCCACAAGGCGCTTTCGAATGGCTGTTCGAGAAGACCCCGGCGAAGTTCCTGGCCGAGGCCCTGAAGACCGCGCCGCCGCTCAAGTCGTTCATCGGCGGACTGGTAGCACGCGAGATCCCCACCGAGTTCGCGACCACGTTGTCGCAGAACCTCAACGACTGGGTCACGTTCAACCCCGAGAAGCCGTTCGCCGACTTCCTGAACGAGCAGCCCGAAGCCCTGGCCGAGACCGCCATCGCTACGCTGTTCGGCGCCGGCCTGCAGACTGGAGCGATCCACGCTGTGCAGCGCGCGACCGGCCAGTTCCAGGCAGCCGAACTCGAGCGCAAGAACGCGACCGACACCAGCGCCAAGCTGCAAGAGATCCTGACCATTGCCGAGAAGATGAAGGTCCTCGAGGCGGACCCCGAGACGTTCCAGGGGTTCTTCCAAAGCGTGACCAACAACACGCCGCTGTTCGTCACTGCCGACGCACTGCGCGAGATGCTGGCCACCGGCAAGATCGACCGCGCGAAGCTGCCCTCCGTGACGGACCAAGCCCTGACCGAAGCGACCAACGCCGGACCAGGACTCGAGATCCCGGCAGGCGAACTGATCTCCGCGTTCGCTGGCACCGGCTTGGGCGACCAGATGGTCCAGCACGTGCGCAAAGACCCGAACAGCATGACAGCAGCCGAAGCGGTGGCAGAAGCTGGCACTGCACTGCAAGGTGTCGAGGACGATCTTCGCACCATGCTGCAAGAAAAGATGGCCGACACGGTGTTCGTGCAGTCAGCCGAAGAACTCCGCCAAGACTTCGAACAGAAGCTCGGAGTCGCCAGCCCGTTCGGCCCGCAGTACGGCTCCGGCATCGCGAAGCTCGCGACCGCGTTCTACGTCACCCAGGCCAAGGAGTGGGGAGTCACCCCGACCCAGCTGCGTGATGGTTGGACCGACGCCGCGGGCAACAAGCAAGAAGCTCTGCCGCTGTACTTCGGGCGCGAGGGCGTGACCCGTATGCCGCCGGGGTTCGACCACGGCAACGCGATGCTGAACATCGGGCTTGACGTGGGCGCTATGGCGCGCGACCAGAAAGTGCCGCTCGAGACGGTCAAGGCCGCGATCGAGAAGTTCGGAGTGCAGGTCCTGTCTGGCGAGACTATCGAATCGGAATACGAGTTCGAGGGCAAGCCGGTCAAAGAGATGACCTTCGTGCCGCAACTCAGTCGCCCGCTCACGGACGACGAGGTCAACCAGCTCGCCGTCGATCTCGGCCAAGAAGCGATCGGCCAGTTCTACCGTGGCACCGGCAAGCTGCTCGGTCCGAACGCTGCAGCCTGGGGCGAGTTCAATCCCGAGTTCTTCAAGAACCAGAAGGGCGAGGCGCTGTCTAAGGGCGGCGAGAGTTTCGCTCAGAAGACCGAGGCTGCCAAGAAGAAAAAGGCCACACCGGCGAAGCCGATCCCCGCAGCGACAGCAGATGCTGCCGGTATCGACAACGCGCTCGCGATTGCCGCCACCGGCAAGTTCGATTACATCCGCGACCTGAAAGAGCAGATCCAGAACGCTGTGCGCGCGGCCGCCGATGGCGCGGACCTCTCCGCCACCACGGCCGAGGTGCGCAAGTACCTCACGGACCTGGGCACGCAAGAGGCACTGGCCGCTCTGCAGACGAACGCCAACGCGGTGGGGTGGTACGACGAGAAGACGCGCCAGGCGCTGTCCGTCGTCGCGCTGATCCACCCGGAGATCCTCACCAACCCGGACGCGCGCTTCACATTCGTCTACGCTCTGGCCGTCACCTCGAACGGGCAGAAGGTGCTGAAGAACTTCGAGCTGGCCGAGCGCGCCTACTCGGAGTGGAAGGCCACCGGCGGCACGATGCCGTCAAACGTCGGGGCCGGCGGGCCGGCGGGCAGTAAGGTGCACGAGGCCCTCGCACGATACAACGATCTAGTCAAGCACTTCGGATCGCCTGCTGCTGTCGAAGAGTTCATGCTCACGGAGTTCACAGCGAAAGAACTCGAAGCCCAGGGCTTCAACGCGGGCGGCGAGAACGTCGATACCGTGGTCCTCGGCGCCGCGATCCTCGGTCCGAAGATCGGCAACGGGTTCTTCGCGAACCTGTACGGGGTTTTCAACAAGCTGACCATGGACCGCTGGCTGATGCGCACGTGGGGCCGTTGGACGGGCACGCTGTTGAAGGACAACAAGGCGGCCGTGGCCGACGAGACCAAGGTGCTGAAGGCCTTGGTCAAGGCTGTGCGCGCGGACAAGGAGGCCAACGCCGCGATGCGTCAGGCTTTTGCCATGAGCACCAAGGGCGTGGTGGACAAGGCCCTGCTGAAGGCGAGTGCCAGCCCGTGGGACGCCTTGGTCAAAGCCGGCAACTACGCGCACGTGGCAGACAAGCTGCATCTGCGCAGCACATACCCCGCTCCCAGAAAAGTGATGCAGAGCTCGGCTCTGCTCGACGAACTGCGCAAGTCCGGCAACCGGCTTTACAACAAGCTGGACGGCAGCAACGAGGCTCCTGGCGGCGGAAACCAGCGCAACTGGATACGCTCGGTGTTCGGAGACATCCTGCAGAATGTAGTAGAATCTACAGGCAAGCCGATGGAAATGGCCGACCTGCAGGCCCTTGTCTGGTACCCGGAAAAACGGCTGTACGACTCGGCCAAGGCGGATGACGAACTTGAAGGATACGAAGATGACGAAGCCCCCGACTATGCCAACGCCGCAGTCGCCCTCGCCCGAAGCAAGGGAATCAGTGACGACGCAATCGCTAATGCACTTGCCAACCCTGCCGACCGACCAGCTGTTGTACGAGCAGTGGCTGGACCAGCAGTCGCCGGAGAGCTGGAGCGATTTGATACTGAACTTGAAGAAGCTGATGGACAAGAAGAAGGGCAAGAAGGCGGCTTCTTCCAGTCCCCTCTCCCCCCTGCCGCTCGCGGAGCCGTCGCCGGTCCTGTAGTCGGGGTCCACTACTCGCAGCAACCGCGCACCGCCCTCAGCAGCGCGGCCTTCGGGTCGGGGATGAAGGGTGCGGAGCGTGAGCGGATCGCCCGGGCTACCGACTCGCGAATCAAGCAGCGGATCAACTTCTACGTCAACACCGGCAAAGGCATCAAGCCCGAGTCGGGGGTCGGCGCCTACGCCCACACAGCAACGCTCGAGAACCTGTACGACGCCGATGCCGATGTCCTGAAGATCTGGCGCAGCGTCACAGACGCGAACGACCGCGAGACCGCGGTACTCGATGCCGGGTTCGACGGCTACCTGACCCGCGGGTTCGGTGACAGTGGCGCCGTGGTGATGCTCGGGCAGCGCAGCCTGGACGTCGAGCAGGCGGCCGAGGTGTCGGAGACCCCCGTACCGCCGGCCCCCCAGTACCCAGACGCCAAGATGCAAGCGATGCGCTTGAT